ATGCTGACCGATACAAAACTAAGAAGTTTAAAGCCACAAGACAAGCTTTATAAAGTGTCTGACAGAGATGGTTTATACGTTGCAGTGACAAAAAGTGGTGTTATTTCATTTAGATATGATTATCGTTTTAATGGAAGGAGAGAAACGGTTACTTTTGGTCGATACAGTGCTGACGGTATCACACTTGCAGAAGCAAGAGCCGAATTAATTGAAGCAAAAAGGCTACTAAACGCAGGTATATCGCCAGCTTCAAAGAAACGTGACGGTATTGAGAGTAAAAAAATAGGGACGGTATTCAAAGACTATACCGTCAATTTCCTTAATGATGCCCAATATGCCGACTCTACTAGGGCCATGAAAGAAGCAATTATTGAAAAAGAAATCTATCCTGTATTCGGCAAGCTTCAACTAGAAGAGATCACCACACCACGGCTTAGAGCTTTGTGTGAAAAGATAAAGGATAGAGGCGCAAAAGCGACCGCATTACAAGTACGTGAGATTGTTGGATCTGTTTTTACTTATGCCATAGATAGAGGTTATGAAATTAGTAACCCAGCAGATGCAATAAAAGCATCTTCCATAGGGACTTTTCAGGCACGAGAAAGGGCAATGTCACCGAAAGAAATCGGTATCTTATTTCGTGAACTAGAAAACTATAGTTGTTATCCAACCTTAAAATTGGCCGTTAAATTTGTCTTGCTGACATTAGTTAGAAAGTCTGAATTTATTCATGCTACATGGGATGAAATAGACTTTAAAAATAGACAATGGGTGATCCCTAAAGGGCGAATGAAGGGGAGAAAAGAGCACGTTATTTATCTCTCTGACCAAGCAATGGATATCTTAACCGGTATGAAAGTTTGTGCGATGGGAAGCAATTACTTAATGCCTGGTCGATATGATATTAAAAAGCCACTTTCTAATGCTGCATTGAATAACGTGATTGATGGCACCGTAAAACGTATCAATGAAAAAGGTATTGAGTTCGAACCGGTTACTGTTCACGATTTACGACGCACAGCCAGCACGCTATTGCACGAAGCAGGTTATAACTCAGATTGGATAGAGAAATGTTTAGCACACGTTCAAAATGGCGTTAGAGCCGTTTACAACAAAGCTGAATATGCTGAACAGCGTAGGAAGATGTTACAAGAGTGGGCTGATATGGTGGATGAATGGATAAAAGAGAAAGATTAACGCTTTGTCATTCTTCGCCAAGTGTTTTATAAGCAAGTAGTAACGATAGGTAAAGCACACCAACAACAGGCCAGATTGTTGAGTAAAACAGTCTGGCCACAATATCTTTTATATTGTCGCTTTCGTGCTTAGATTCTGAAAACAGATATCCAGCAAGCCATAAGTACACGGCTAATAACGTGAGTACAATAATCATTATCCGTTTTTCCTTTTGTACTGAGCGTGATCATCCCCACACTCTTTAGAACAGTAAGCGCTGTTCTCTGTTACTGGCTCTTCACGACACCAGATACAAAACCCAGTTAAGCTTTTTGCTGGTGGCTCTCTGTTTGCTAATGCGGTATTGATTTGTAGAGCCGTTAAGTCATTAGCATCATCTGCGATATCAGGCATATTTATTCCTTACAAATAAAATGAGTATTGATAAGTTCGATACTGTTGTTAGGACATTGATCGCCCCATGTATCCCAACCTTGTGACATGTCACGAGCGAATAGCTCAATGCGATTTACATCACCGTACAATTGTTCAAGACGGTTTTTTACTTCCCACGGCTTTTCGCTATGCTCACCTAAACAACTAAATACGATTTGCTTAACGCTAGCACTAATGCGCTGTAATCCATTGCCTCGAGTAGCGATTAAAACATCTTCACTATTGGCTCTAGTGTAGTTTCCCCCATTCATTTTTGTTTCAGCATCTAATAGTTCAAATAGGTCGTGATAATCAAATAACTCGCTGTTTTGAATAGCTTTATCAATTCGTTGCCATGCTAAAGGATTAAACTTAACCCAAGTAAAAGCTTTCATTGTGCGCACTTTAAAGCCCCACGCTTCGGCTAATTTAATATCCTCGAGTACAAAATTACCTGTATACCACATGGCAAGAACTGCGTTATCAGATGCAATAGAATGAATAGGGATATGGGTTAAATTGAAGAGGGAGGTTGTTGGATAATGATTTTTAGCAGCACCGTTTGAAACTTTATTTTTGTAATCCCACGGAGGATCACAATAGATAAGGTCGTATTTTTTCATTTAACCTCCTTAAGAAAAGAGATCCAGTGCGTCTTATCATTTTTACCTACACGCTGTACTGCTGTTGGTTTTTGGTCTGTTAGTGCTAAAATTTGTTTAACAGGTATTTGGGTTTCATTCCATTTGAACAGCAATGTTCCTCCAGGCCTAAGCACTCTAAATGCTTCATTAAACCATTTACTTAAATCTTCTCTCCATGATTCTTTATTTAACGAACCGTATTTTTTAAACATCCAACTATTTTTACCAACTCTAATTAAATGAGGAGGGTCAAATAGCACCTGATAAAAAGTATTATCTGGTAATGGAAGGTTTTTAAAATCAGAAATAATATCTGGTGTTATATTTAAAATTCTTCCATCACATAAAATATGTTCTTCGGCTCTAATATCATTAAATAAAACGCGGTCGTCTTGTTTATCAAAATAAAACATGCGAGAGCCACAACACATATCAAGTATTGGCTTCATTGTATCCTCTGAATTTTAGGTATAAACAACCCTGCTAGTGCAGGGTTGTAATGTTTAAGAATTTACTTTCCTGTTAAATCAATGGCTGGATCTAATTCATTTTTATTTCTGTTTATTCTTCCTCTAAGACCAAAGTCATCACTATCATCATTACAATCAAAAAGGCTATATTCTGGATCTAGTTTTTCATTTTTAATCCCTATCCATGATGCTATCCCATTTACAAAATTCAACCCAGACTTAAATGATTTACACTCATTTCTTTCTGTATCATCTGATGATATTTTAAACAATGGAACATCGTAATGAAGTTTACTAGCTTTATTATTATTAAATAAAATTACTCCATCAACTTCCCTATGAGCTAACCCATGATCAGAAAAATACATTATTGAGTATGTTTCATTGTTCTCATGAAATCTGCTTAGCATTATTTTATTTATATCTCTAATTACATCATCAGTTTTATTTATTGATGATATATAACAGTTTAAATATCCGTATTTTTTATCATTTATTTTTGCAATACTTTTGTAGTCTAGTATTCTTGCACATGCACTTGGATGGCTTCCGTATAAGTGAACCACGATAAGTTTCTTCTCGCTGTTTTCTTTTACTATATTTTCAACTTTTTCAACCAACATAAAATCAGATGTATTTTTTGATGATGAGTCACCTGATTTAATAAAAAATTTACTATCACTTTTTGATGCTATGGCTGAAATTGGAGTGTCAAATTGACCTAGATATCCTTGATTAGATATCCAATATGTTTTTACTCCAGCAGAATTAACAAGATCTATGAAGTCTAAGCTATAATTAGCTTCCCATTTTTCTGTATCAGGTTTGGTAAGCATAAGTCTTAGAGATGATATTGTATTAGTTCCGCCAGATGTTAGGCCATCAACTAAGTGCCCATTAGATGAACTCATAAAAGGTGTGTTGTTTATTGGATATCCATACGCATTAAGATAATCTTTTCTTGCACTTTCACCAATAATCAAAATATAAGTATCATACTTTGAATTGCTTAGCTCTGAAACACCCCAGTCACTTTCTTTTTTTATTTCATTCAACTTTACCAGTTCATTTTTTACTTCTATTGATGATTTTAATATTTCTTTAAAATAGTCAGCAGGAGGTTGATTCATCATTGCAAACAAAACCATTATAATAATAAATGTTTTATTTCTGTATATTTTTATGTTGTTTTTTTGTGTTATAAATCTATATAAAAGCACCCCAGCAATTATTAAAAACGGATAAGTATAATTAATTTTTGGTATTTGAGAAAAAAATTCTTTACTTTCCAATATATCAGTGGCGAATAATGATGCTATATATTGATATGTTGGCTTTCCAAAAACACTACCTATTGGAGAGTAAATTGCATAGGCCATAGTCATTGGAAAAGCTAGTATCCAAAATGATTTTTTTGATGCGCTTAAAAAAACCATAAGTATAACTAGAAGGAATATATTTCTATCGCCTGTCGGCTGACCTGCTCCTATAAGCATCAGTTTAGATGTATAAAATAGAACTATAATAGATATGCTCAAAAAAAATAATTTCTTTAGTTTACTTTCTCTAAAATTTAACATGATAAATATATAATTAATTATATGGTGAATTTATTATACTAATAAAATAAAAATAATAAATATATCTTATATTAATAAGTTATATTGCCTATTTTTTAAACTCAATAACCCACACCCACGGATTATCTGCATATTTAAAGTTAGTAGGTGACACTGAATCCCAAAGGTTACGAAACCAGCAAAACGGATCCATACTACCGCCAGTTAATTCACGTTCTAAAGGGTAACCTTCAGCTTTAAACTCAGTATCGCCAGCATCCTTTAAACGCTCTACACGAACATCGGTGATCTCTAACGTGATGCGTGAAGCCCAGCGAGGCATGTGTATAGATGGTTTCCAGCAAGAACGACCATCAATACAACCATCATCGTCACCCCACGTGAAATCACCATCAGCAGAGTAAATGACATGTCCAGTGAAATAACCATGACCATACGGCATTTCATGCACAGCTTTAGTTGGTCTATCAGGAACATAATCAATCATCAATCCATCATCATCAAACTCATGACTGACTACACTCCACGTTTCACGAACCCAAAGGTGATCGCCAACACCACCGTGCGGGCAGGATATACCAGCAATTCCAGCCCATACACCCTCGTTGTCCTGCATCATTTCTTTAATATTGATCATGGACTGACATATATTACTAGGCCACCATATATCACCATTTTCATTTGTCTTTGGTTGGGGTTTCATGATTCTACGAGTTTGAGTTTTACGGCCATCAAGGATGGCGCGTACCATTTCCGCATTAAAAATAATTCCACGCTCTTTCATATTCATTCCTCTTCATTGCATCCCTGCGATATACCGTTTGATTTCATGGCCTATCCATTCACCAACCTGTACACTAACGCCGTTTCCTATTTGCCTGTATGCATCTGTCTGGCTAACTGGGAATTGAAACCAATCAGGTACACCTTGTAGCCTTGCATATTCACGTACTGTGTATGGTCTAACGCCCATCGGAAATCTTTTATCAGCTACCAGGCGAGTGCTTTTATCTTTCGCATAGTGAGCAACACAGGTTGGGGCGATATCGTCATTGGTTGGGTCGCTGATTATTGGTAAGTCACGATATACGCCATTCATTCTAGAGTAGACCGACTTGGGTATATTGATGTCAGGCTCATTCTCTAGGATGTCAGCTAGTTTAATTGGCTTATGGTTTTCAGGTTGGCGCGGTGTGAAACTCCTTTTCGTACCAATGATGATTAATCGGCTACGCTTCTGCGGTAACCAAATTTCAGATTTAATCGGGCAAAAAACATTAACGTAGTAATCTGGCATTCTCTGCATAGCTTCCATAACAACAGGGAATGCTTTCATACCAGGAACATTCTCAACGACATAAAACTCAGGTCGTGCAATAGCTAAGTGACGTAAGGCATGCAAAAACAATTCATCACCAGTGCGAACCCCGTGAATATCACCAATGGTGCTGTACTTGGTACATGGATAAGTGAAAATCATTCCGTCACATGAGTCTTGTTCTAAAACTAACTCTTTTGTGATATCACTCTCTTTAATATGATCGCCTAAATTATGACGGTAGGTTTTGCAAGCGGATGTATCAATTTCAAATGCTTGCCCTATATTTATTCCAGCTTGGATAAGGCCAATATCCATAAGACCAGCACCGCTGAAATAAGAATTAACGGTTATCATATCTATCTCCTGTTGCATCCTTGCACTGAGTAATGGTTATATCCTTTGGTTAAACGGGTAGGGTTATTAGGCGTTACTCACAAACTGCCCAGCTTCATTACGCTTACGTTCGGTGTAACACTTGGGTGTCTCTCTTGATTTAGCTTTCTTATCTATCCATTCATATACTTCATGAGCCTCCCATGCCACGCAACGAACCGACAAATACATACGCTTTGGAAAATCACCTTTCTTCTCTAAGGTGCGAATAGTTGAGCGAGAAAGTCCTGTTAGCTTTAAAACAGCAGGCATACGGATAGGGGTGGTAGGTAATTTAATATTCATATTTAAACTCCTTGCGGAGCTGTATCGCTCCGCTTTAAATAGGATCACTGGTATTCAGGGCGCATATCATTAAGTGTGATAGAGAAAGATTCGTATAATTCATCACCAAGTTTTCTTTTGCTTGATTTAAGTAGCTTGTCTACTTTTTCAAATGCTTCGGTAGCTTCAGGTGAGCCAGATTCAGGAAGTGAGTTAATAGAAGCTTCTAAGGAATTACGTGCATCAATGCGGTGGTATGCCTGTACTGCTTTATTTTTTAATTCAGTAAACATGTTGATCCCCATTTCATTTTTTAAGTTCTCAATTTCTGCACGAATATTTTTAGCTTCTTCGACAGTTTGAACATCATCAATAGCTAATCTAAAGGTTTCAGCATCGAACTTAGGTATAAACTCGCCTTGAGTCTCTTTTACCGGTTCAGCATTGATTGGTTGTTGCTGAGTGGTAATTTCATTAATGCTGACTCGTTCTTTGTGTGGGGTGATGTCTTTAATCGGGCGATCTTCAAGTTCTTCTGGCGTATACACACCCAAAATAACTTCAGGGCAATAAAGACGGGCCCAATATTTTACAGCGAGATAAGCTAACTGTTGTTTTGGGTTTGTTGACCAGAGAGGGGAGTTGCGAGTAACGACACTAGATAGGTAAATTTTCTCTCCCCACGTAATTTCACTTTCACCGCGAAGAATTGCCCCTACACGTATCCATAAACCATGCTCATCTGCATCAGTCCAATCACGAACACGAAATGAATACTCTTTGCCGTTTCGTTGTTTTGTGATTTCTTTGCTTTTGGTTAGTTTCTCCCAACCAGTTTCGCTATATTCATAATGAAAACGTCCTTGAATAGCTGTTGAGCTTGATACTAAGGCATTTACCAATTGTGCTTCATACCCAAGAACACCATTAACGGTATAGGTTTTTTGAGCTACAACAAACGGGTTCATATCCCATTGCATTGCTTGCATGGTAATTGCTAAGCAATCAGAATCGTTATCGCGCAAATGTTCGGGTACCGTAATTTTCCCTTTAGCCATTATTTTTGAAAACTCAATTAGGCTACTTAACTTATCTGGGTTGAATACTGCTAAGTTGTTACTCTGATCAATAGTGGCTACTTCTGACATAATATTTACTCCAAGCGTGCACCTGATTGTTCAAGCGCAGTTTTATTAAGCGACTTCGTTTTGCAGTTCTTCTAATTTTCTCTGCTCAAAGTCAGTGATACCGATAGTGAGAGTAGTGGTGATAGGCGCTGGCCAATATCCTGTATCCATAGCTTCACGGATATCACGCAGTGTCTTTTTGTACTCAGCGCGACCTAGTTCAAGTAATTCAGGAGAGGCTTCAACGATAGCGACCCAGTGGTAATGCTCATCTTTGTTAACGAATATCCAGAAAAACTGGTCAAGCATTGCCACATCACAATACATAGCTGCACTGATGTGATAATCGCGATTAATGATTTCTCTGCGGATCATGGTTTCAATGGCATCTTGTTTAAATCGACCAAGTGCTACCGATTTGAGGTCAAAACCTAATCGATTATTTTCTGTTTGAATTTCGATATCAGGACGAACTCGAATTTCAAGGCCGGTATCTTCATCAATGCCGTAGTAACTCACTTCTGATACACGGTTAGGGTGGTTTAATAAACTGGATGCTTCTTTGTGGTTCATAACAGCGTTACGCATGTTATTTGCCATTTCATAGTCAACGGTTTGAACATGAATTTTCGAATCGTCACTAAGCCACTGGCTAATGATTTCATCTTCAAATACAGCATCAGTGTTCACTTCTTTAATGACCTGCATGAGGTCATCTTTTTTGACGGGTTTTCTAAGTGGCTCAGGTTTATTTGTTTCTGCCAAATATAATTCAGGATTGATGTGGTGGTATATCTGCTCAAGTAATGCGTCTGTATTACCTGAGGTTTTCAATGGTGTTGGCAAAGTATCGTTATAGGCTTTGATACAGGCTTTCATTGCTGCACCAGTAAATTTTCCATCTTCAGGGATGGTTTTAAATTCATCGGGCAACTGCATGTATATCTGACCTAGCTCTTCGGCTTTTCCGCTGGTGGAAAGTTGCGGTGTCAGAGTGGCATTATGTTCTTCAATAATTGCTTTTAATTCATCTTGTGAGAGCTTTTTAGGCAACTTATTGTTGTATTCGTCAATCCATGACTTCATTGTTTCCGTTGTTGTAAAGGCACCTTCTGGAATAATTGGCTTAACACTGAATTCAGCATCAAACTTTTCAGGTTCCATTGTTAACGTGTGAAATGCACTACCTAAGTCGAAACAACGCTTATTTTCACGCTCAATAACTTTTGTTACATGGCGTAACTCGTAATACATCAAACTAATACGAGCATCTTTTAGCATCGAACTACTGATGCCGTTTGAACTGTGATACACCTCATTAGGAATATCGGGATAACGACCAGGTTCAAAATAAGCAGGTTGGTCATTTTCTTCCTTTGGAATATCTTCCGCCTCCTTGTGTTGACCGTTTTGGTTATCTTTGTTGGCGTGAAAAATCACCTCTTCCTGAGGTGCTTCTTTTTTTTCTACCTCAATTGAGGCGGTTTTTGGGTTTATTAATGAGTTAAAGTGATTAACTCTATGACGAACGCTACGCATATCAGGGTTATCAATAAATGACATAATAGCGTTAATGATTTGCTCTTCACTTAATTCACTGCTGATATTAGGAACCAATGAAAGTGCAAGTAGCGTGATATTAATAAAGTGGTCATATTGCTTAAACTCTTCTTTTTCAATATCACCGTTGATATGAGCTGTTAGCATATCTACTTGTTCGCTATCAGTAATATCTTGGTTAAGTAAAAGAGCTTTTGCAATCAACACATTTAAGTGCTTAGTGTCTGACATTTTGTTTACCTACTAATTGTTCTGTTTGTAATGCGAGCTTTCTTACATAAGCCCACTCAATACCGGCTTTAAAATTGTCAAATGACTGTGACTCATTTAAGCAGATAAGGTAAATACATGCTTACCGTCTTTGATATAAAAGATCATGACTAATCACCAAATTGGTTATGTCTGAGCGCATTAAAAAATCAGTCTCTTTTATCCATATTGTTAAAGAGCAAATTAACCGTATTGGTTAACTTATACTTTTAATCATAACCATAAATTAACCATTGTCAACTGTAAAAAACAAATAAATCACCAATATGGTTATGTTTGTTTTTATCACTATGAAATTTAATGATTTATTAAGAGTAAAAAGAAGCCAAGATATGACTTCTTTTTAATGGAGAGGGTTAGTCGTGGGAAATAGGCTGGTTTTTATTAATGATAAATTCAATGAAGTTTTCAATAGCGGCTTGTTCGCTGGCAGGAAGTTTTGAATAGGCTCTTCTATCATAGTTAATAGTGCCTTTATCATTTTTAGGGATCAGTAGTTCATAGGCTTGGCGACCCATTGCTTTTGCAATAGCATCAATGCTTTCAGCGGTGGCGCTGGCTTCACAATTGATAATGCGGTTAACTGTTGACTGTGCAAGCCCTGAATCGACAGAAAGCTTAACTCTTGATTTTATTCCATCATTTAACATGAATGTTGTGATGTTATCTGAGAGTATCTTGCCAATTTCAGTCGGAATATATTCTTCTTTTTCTGACTCCGCATGACCTTCTTTTAAGTGGTCTACATCCATCCAATATTTGCTAATTCTAGTCACATATTCAATTTTGCGTGACATTGGATCGGTGAGTTCACGATGACTTTTTAAATCTTTTGGTGATAGGTAACGAGAGATCATACTTGGTGCTACACCTAACGCATCAGCCAGTAATTTTTGTTTGCCGTTATAGTAGCGTTCAATAATATAAATCAGGTTATCTTTTCTAATTTCAGCAATGCTTTTCATTTCTCCAAGTCCTTTGGTGTCTATTCTTTATACAAATTTGATTAAGTTATGGTGTATTAAACAAACAAATAACCCTTTTGGTAAAGTACCTAAACGGTTATTATTATTTATTGGTTAATCAAATTGGTGAAGTTATGGAAGTTTTCGACTTTAAAAAATTTTGGAATAGCTTAACTATTAAGCAAAGAGAAGCATTTTCTCAAAGAACGGGGTATAGCCAGTTGTATCTATCACATCAGCTACGCTATGCAAAACGCAAACCATCACTAAGTAAACTCAATAAGTTATATGATATTTGTATTGAGTTCGGTGCAGATACAACCAGAGAGCAATTAATCAATTTCTTTATTCGATAATAATTCAAAGGCTATTTATTGATAAGGATCACTTCGGTGGTCCTTAATTTTTTATTGATAACCAATAAGTCTTTTTAGGTTGATATATTTTAAAATAACGGATAGCATTTGCACATACACATAATCAAATGAGGTTGAAATGGAGATTATTAGTCGAAAAGAAGCTGCTTCAAAAGGGCTTGGAAAATTTTTTACAGGTAAGAAATGCAAGAACGGTCATGTTGCTGAACGTTATGTTTGTAATGGTGTTTGCGTTAAATGCAACTTTGAAAATTCAACAGTCTATCGCTCTGTGTTAAAGCAATTAATTAACAGCGCTAAGTGAATGGTGTTTTATGCGTGACTATGGAAAAGTTTCCCCACAATTTTGGATAGGAAAAACAGGTAAGGAAATAAGAGAAAAAGGGCATGAAGCACTTATTGTCTCTATGTACTTATTAACCAATCCTCACGCCAATATGATCGGAATGTATTACCTACCTATTATCTATATGGCGCACGAAACAGGGCTAGGTTTAGAAGGGGCTTCTAAGGGGCTTCTAAGGTGCATTGAAGCAGGTTTTTGCCACTATGATGAGGATGCTGAAGTTGTTTGGGTGATCGAGATGGCAAAATATCAAATAGCATCATCTTTGAAGCCATCAGATAACCGGTGTATCGGTATACAAAGAGAGTATGACTCTCAGCCTAAAAATCAATTTCTATCAATGTTTTATGATAAGTATAAAGATGCTTTTAATTTAAGTTCTGCAAGAGAATCATCGATAAAAAATGAAAGGGGCTTGGAAGGGGCTTTGAAGACCCTACGAAGCCAAGAACAGGAGCAGGAACAAGAACAAGATATAAAACCCCCTAAATCCCCCTTGAAAAAAAAGTCGGTACAAAAGCGAGGTTTTAATATCTTGGAAGAAAAAATACCTGATTGGCTAAATCCTGAAGTTTGGGAGAAGTGGATTGAGTACCGAAAGGAAATCAAGCACCCGATAAAATCGAAACAAACGTTCAGTGGACAAATAAAATTACTCACTGAGTGTTATGAGTTAGGTTTTTCACCTGAAGAAATAATTAGCAAAACCATTACAAATGGCTGGCAAGGACTATTCAAACCAAACGTTTCACCACCACAACGGATCATTCAACCTCAAAAGAACGATGAGTTTATACCGGAGGACTTCTGATGACTGCATCATCAACCTTAGCAAGGCTAAAGCGAATAATGCCTGAGCATATTAAACCTAAATTTACTACTTCTGCTGAATTAATGGCATGGCAACGAGAGCAGGGTGAAATTGATTCAATGAGGATCGCAAATGAAAACCGAGTAGCTCGTTTAAATAAAATCATGGGTAGATCAGGTATTAGCCCATTACACCAAAATTGTTCATTCGATAATTATGACGTTACATGTGAAGACCAACAAAGAGCATTGTACAAAGCTAAGAGATACGCTGAGCAATTTGGTAAATCATTTGGTGGGTTCATTTTCAGTGGTAATCCTGGTACTGGAAAAAATCATTTAGCGTCAGCCATAGGCAATCACATTATCCAAAAAGGGAAAAGTATTCTGATCGCTACACTGCCGGACATAATGATGAAGGTTCGTGAAACCTATCAAAAGGATGCTAAAACAACAGAGTCAAAACTGATAGATGATCTGTGTGATGTTGATTTGCTAGTGCTTGATGATGTGGGTGTGCAACGTGGAAACCTCAATGAGGAATTAATTATATTTCAAGTAGTGGATCGAAGACTAGCAAACAAAAAGCCTGTTGGAGTGCTTACAAACCTAAATTATACCCAACTATCCAAAGTGTTGGATGAACGAGTAATAGATCGACTCCGAATGGGAAATCCAACAACGATAAATTTCACATGGCAAAGCTATCGGCGTTTAGTTAAGTAATTTCATAAACTAAAAATCGAATAGGGTTTATTGGATATCAAAATCCTTAGCGTAATAAACACTGGTGAGTTTTATTTGTTGGATTGGGTGTCTGAGTAGTGAAAACAGCGTATAGACGATTTGAGAGCGTTTTAAGTAGGTATGAGTTTAATTAAAAACTCTGTTTTTTTATACTTGAAAACATAACCAAATTGGATATATTGACCATAATGATTAATCTATTAAGGGTTATCGTATATGAAATTTATGCAGGATTTAGTTGTTGATATTTTACGTGACAATAAAAAATCATTGTCAGTTAACGAGATAACGGCAATTGCTTCTGATCTCAAGGGAAAGAAGAACCGCTCAACAACCAATTATGCACTGATTAAATTGATTGAAAGCTCCGTTGTAGAACGCAAAGCGGTAGTTGGCATTGGGTATGTCTACAAACTAACGCCTGATTACATGGAGCGCCTACGTGAATTAGATATCAAAAAAGAAGCATCTCTAATGACCAAGAAGCCAGCAAAACCTACGGATAAGCATGTTATCTGTCAGAAAGGCTCACTAACCTACGTCAGAAAGAGCTTACCACCGTTACAGCATGGAAAGATTGCTGATATTCATAACCGTATGAACGCAATGCTGGTGGCGGTACGTGCATGAAACAGCAAATTTATTATATCAATCCTGTACCAAAGCCACGTATGACACAACGTGACGCATGGAAGAAAAGACCGGTTGTCGTTAAGTACCACGCTTTTTGTGACGAAATGAGAGCTAACCGTTTTACGTTACCTGAAAGCGGTGCTCACTTAACGTTTGTTATCCCTATGCCTAAATCATGGAGCAAGAAGAAACGCATTGAGATGAATGGTAAACCTCACCAGCAACGTCCTGATGTCGATAACCTGATTAAAGCCGTTATGGACGCCATCTTTGATGAGGATTGCAGGGTGTGGAATATCAGCGCGTCAAAGCTTTGGGGTGAACAAGGGAAGATAGGGGTAACGTTACCTGAAAATACAGAAAATCATGAACTTATTACCATTCGTTAAGTTCGTGACTGAGTTAATTAATCGTTGAATGAATGAGGTAACTCATTATGAAGATAAACAATAGTATAAAATGGCGGATGTCTTTATTTGAAAATGTTACTTAGGTTTATGTATTGTAAACAAAAAACTAGTATAGTAATAATATATGAAAATCAATATAAAGAGGTTATATAATGTTAATTATAATGAAATTAATAACTATATTAGGTTTAATGATTTTGATTTATGCTGTAATCGCTATGATTAATGGAGATACGTCATTTCTAGTTATACTCTCAAGTATATTTGGTTTCTTTGCCAGTATAGTTCCTGTTTTTTTGAAAAAAAAAGAAAAACCTAGTAGTACACGGATAAAACAAATTTCAGGGAATGATTCTATTAATATAAACTCAGGAAGAGATACTAAATTATGATTAATAATATAAAACAATCAGCAGGGAATAATTCCGAAAATATAAACTCAGGAAGAGATACAAGTATTACGAATATTACTAATGTTATTAATGAAGTAATAGACTATGATAAGTTAACAACTTCAGTAGTCGAAATTGTAATTGATGCATTTCCCATTTTACGTAATGAAGCATTTGCTACTGGGCGTATTTTAATGGAAGATACAGCTAAATTTCTTATGGATGAAATAAAAAAATTAAAGGAAAGTGCCGAACACTTAAAAAGTAAATTAAGTGAACCAGATATTCAATTTTCTATTAACGAATTATTATATATTTCAGCTAAAAAAGGAAATAAGATTGATAGAAATGTATTAGTATCGTTAATTGTTAAAAAATTAGAGACTGGTGTTTCAGATGAACAAGATTTTTTATTAGATGAAGCAATAACGATATCTTCGAAACTAACAAGGCAACAAATAGAATTTTTAGGTTTTATTTTTTACGTTAAAAGTATAAATTATAATTACGGTGCTAACTCATTAGCATTTGGTACTTATTGGGAGAGAGTAGATCCTGCTGATATGAATTTAAGAGAAAATCATGATTCATTTATATTAAAAAACTCCTTTGTTAAAAAGAGTTACGTATATGAAGCGTATATGAAAATATATACCAATGACTTGGAATTTCTTTTTAAAGATATTAAATCAGTAAGTAAAATAAACTTAACTTATTTATCGTTAAAAAATTGCATCGGTAATTTAATGCTCGGAGGTCAAGGAATAGAGCATATAGTTTCAAAAAGGACTGGTACCAGAGAAGAAGATTTTAATAAAGAATTCAAATTCTTACAAATGCTATTGAAGAAATATGGTGTTGAAAATACGTCTAACATAAATTTGACTGAAATTGGCAATATCATTGCTATAGCTTATTTGAATAGCAAAGGATTAAATTTGCCAATAGTGAATTGATGTTTATCTTTCTGATGGTCATAATAACCAAAGAGGTGATGATTATGACTATCAAAAGACCAAGAAAGAAACCTGCACGACAGCCAACGCCTATCAACGACAAGATGGAACGTTTCTGTCAGGAATATATCAAATCCCCCGATAATCAAACTGATGCTGCAATCTCTGCTGGATATGCATCTGGCAGTGCTTGCAAGCGCGCATCACAGCTAATGGCTGATCCCCGTATTCAAGAGCGTATCGCACAACTTATGCAACAGCGCAATAAGCGAACCAAGATGAGTGCTGACAATGTACTCAAACGCTTGGTTGATATGCTTGATGCAGATATTGCCGATATTCTCAATGAGAAAGGCGATATTAAACCAATATCTGAATGGTCACCTATTTGGCGTAAAAGTGTTGCTGCATTCGATATCATTGATATTGACGGTGATACACGCATTAAAAAAGTGAAGTTGCTGGATAAAATTAAGGTGCTTGAGTTGATTGGTAAGCATGTTGATATCAATGCCTTTAGAGACAGAGTACAGGTTGATGTAAACGTATCGCTTGCTGATAAGTTGGCATCTGCTCGTAAACGTGCTCAGCAAGGGAGCGTTGAGTAATGTCAGAAGCTTTGCAGAAGTCACCAGAAGAACAACTCATTGAAGATATCGCATCATTTACGCATGATCCATTAGGTTATGCGTATTACGCATTTCCGTGGGGTGAAGCTGGTGGAGAGCTTGAAGAATACAATGGCCCTCGTCAGTGGCAAGCCGAAGCATTAAATGAAATCGGTGAACATTTGCGTAACCCAAAGACACGCCACCAGCCATTATTACTTGCTCGTGCTTCTGGTCATGGGATCGGCAAATCTGCATTTATTTCAATGATCATCAAGTGGGGTATGGATACCTGCGAAGATTGTAAGGTAGTCGTCACTGCTAACACCGAAAATCAGCTACGCACTAAAACGTGGCCAGAAATAGCGAAGTGGCAACGCCTATCACTAACTAATAATTGGTTTACTTGCACTAAGACAGCTATCTACTCAAACGATCCTAATCATGCTAATGCTTGGCGTGCTGATGCGGTACCATGGTCAGAAAACAACACGGAGGCATTCGCAGGGCTTCACAACAAAGGTAAGCGCATTATCTTGGTGTTTGATGAAGCATCTAACATTGCCGATCTGGTATGGGAAGTGGCAGAAGGAGCGTTAACGGATGAAGGAACAGAAATTATTTGGATAGCATTTGGTAACCCAACCCGTAATACAGGGCGCTTTCGTGAGTGCTTTCGTAAGTTTAAACATCGTTGGAACACCAAGCAGATTGATAGCCGTACCGTTGAAGGTAGCAACAAAGAGCAGATTAAAAATTGGGAAGAGGACTACGGCGAAGATAGCGACTTCTTTAAAGTCCGTGTTCGTGGTGTGTTCCCATCAGCATCAGAACTGCAATTTATTCCAACAAGTTTAACTGATGAAGCAATGAAGCGCATTGTCACACAGGCAGAAGTTGCTCATGCGCCCGTAATTATTGGTGTTGACCCTGCCTATTCTGGTATTGATGATGCAGTCATTTATCTGCGCCAAGGTTTATTTAGTAAGTGCTTGTGGGTGGGCTTTAAAACAACTGACGATGTTGTTATGGCAAAGCGCATTGCTGACTTTGAAGATCAATACAAGGCTGACGCTGTGCATATCGATTTTGGTTACGGTACCGGTATTCACTCTATTGGAACAAGTTGGGGGCGCGTGTGGCGTTTAGTTAAGTTTGGTGGTGCATCAACAGATCCACAAATGCTAAACAAACGTGGTGAGATGTATAACAGCGTTAAGACATGGCTTAAAATTGGCGGGGCTATTGATGATCAGGAAACCGCAGATGATTTGTCATGTGGTGAATACAAAGTTCGTGTTATCGATAGTAAGATTGTACTAGAAGATAAAACAGAAATTAAAAAGCGTCTTGGTCGTTCACCCGGTAAAGGTGATGCGCTCGCACTGACGTTCGCCTATCCAGTCACCAAAATAGATAGAAATTACTCCTCACCTCATTCTGGCGTTAATGTCAGCAATTCAGATTACGATCCATTCGCATAAAAAAAGCCCTCTGGAGTAGAGGGCAAACAGTCCTAAGGTAAAGCACGCTGTCGTGGTAACAATACCGAGAAAAATGCAGTGGCATTGCATAACCAAAATGGTAGTTATGATTTTCAATATTGTCAAATAACATGTATTATTAATTTAATATGCAATACTGGTTAATTATAAGGGTGTGTCGATATGTGTAATCCATTTGGTAATACTCCAAAAATTACAACTCCTCCTGCTGTTCAGGCAGCACCTCAAGAACAAGATGCGGCAGTAACGGGTAGTCGTGATGATGAAATGCGTCGTCGCCGTGCAGCCGCAGGTCGTAAGTCTACGTTACTAACAGGTGCGCAGGGTGCGACAAGTTCAGCATCCACCAGCGGTAAAACCTTACTTGGTCAATAAGGGGTGACTATGTCAACGCCATTGAAAGAACAGCTACTGCAACAACTTAATCAGTTGGAAACAGAGCGTAGCTCATTTGAACCGCATTGGCGTGAATTGTCAGATTTCACTCGTCCTCGTAGTACGCGCTTTACTGCATCTGAGGTTAATCGAGGTGATCGCCGTAATAGTAAGATTATTGACCCTACGGCATCTTTAGCTTCATCGGTGCTTTCCAGTGGCATGATGTCAGGCATTACAAGTCCTGCTCGTCCTTGGTTTCGTTTAGCAACACCTGATCCTGATTTAATGGATTATGGCCCTGTAAAACTTTGGTTAGAAACCACAGAACAGCGTATGAACGAAGTGTTCAATCGTTCTAATCTCTATCAGTCATTACCGTTGATGTATGGGGATTTAGGTACCTTTGGCACTGCAGCAATGGCGGTTGTTGAAGATAGCCAGCGTATTATCCGTACCGTTCATTTCCCTCTTGGCAGTTATTACATTGCAAATAGCCCAAGCCTGAGTGTTGATGTTTGCTATCGCAAATTTACGATGACCGTTCGCCAGTTGGTAATGGAGTTCGGGGTTGATAGCGTTAGCGACACTGTTAAATCAATGTGGAATTCAAGCCAGTACAGCCAATGGATTGAAGTGGTTCATGCCGTATATCCAAACCTTGAACGACAAACAGGAAAGTTAGAGGCGAAGCACAAGCCTTTTAAATCCGTTTATCTTGAAGTGGCGGGTGATCACGAGAAAGTGTTACGTGAGTCTGGCTATGATGAATTTCCTATTATGGCGCCACGTTGGGAAGTCAATGGTGAAGATGTTTACGGTTCATCTTGCCCTGGTATGTTGGCGTTAGGTGGTACTAAAGCACTTCAATTAATGCAAAAGCGTAAAGCGCAGATGATTGATAAGCTGACCAATCCACCTTTACAAGTGCCAGCCTCATTAAAAAACCAACGGGTAAATACCATACCCGGAGGCATTAACTATCTTGATGAGGCAAATCCTACTAATAAAATTCAAACGATTTTTGATGTTCAACCCGTAGCATTGAAAGCACTACTTGAAGATGTTCAAGATACCCGTCAACTGATTGATACCGCTTACTTTGTTGATTTGTTCCGCATGATGCAAATGGTGAATACGCGCTCTATGCCGATCGAAGCCGTTGTTGAAATGCGTGAAGAGAAGCTATTGCAATTAGGGCCTGTTCTGCAACGCCTTGATTCTGAGTTACTCGACAAGCTGATTAATCGCACTTTCTCAATCTTAGTAAATAAAAACTTACTTCCCATTGCACCTGATGAAATGCAGGGAATGGATCTAAAGGTTGAGTACATTTCTGTTATGGCCCAGGCACAGAAAGCGATTGGTGTTGGCAGTATCGAACGTTTTGCGGGCTTCGTTGGCAATCTGGCAAGAGTTAAACCAGAAGCATTAGATAAGCTTAACGCTGATGATGCTATTGATAACTATGCATCGGCAATTGGTGTCTCTCCAACAATCGTTGCAACCAATGAGCAAGTACAAGCCATACGTCAACAACGACAAGCACAACAGCAACAAATGGCACAGATGCAAATGGCGCAGTCCGCTATTGATGGTGCTAAAACACTCAGTGATACCAATCTTGATAATGATAGTGCTCTGTCCGCTATGGCTGGTGGAGGTGCTCAATGACACATCCATTTGATGCGTATGAAGACGAGAGAATCGCTCGCACTGAATACGATATTCAACAAAAAAATAGGCAAGAGAAAGAGGAACAACAGCTAAAAGAGGTTATGTCCACAGAAGCTGGGCGTGCTGTTATTTGGCGTTTGATTTCTGACTCTGGCGTATTTCGTAGCTCTTTTTCTAATGATCCCTATGCAATGGCATTTAGAGAGGGAGAACGTAACTATGGATTAAAAGTTTTCAATCAATTACACCAAGTTTGCCCTGAGCTTTATGCGCAAATGGCAAATGAAGCAGCTACACCAAGCGTTTAACCAAAATTTAAAGAATGGGAGAAGCAGTCATGAACTTATGGCAGAAATTAATTATGCGTCGCTTGTATAACGAGCAACACAGCGAGGGAGGTGAAGGTGGTGGCGGTACAGCAACGGAACCTACTCAAGAAACATCAGCAACAGATAAAAATGAGCCACCAGCAAATAGTGATGATCCTACTAAAAGCACTGAAAAAGAGAATGGTGGAGAGCAGGGCAAGCCGGCTGATAAGAAAAATGATGCCAATAAATCAGATGTAGGTGCGCCTGAAAAGTATGAATTTAAAGCACCAGAAGAAGGGCAAGAGCTTGATAAAGGTGCATTAGAAGTCTTTGAGCCGATTGCTCGTGAGCTGAATTTAAACAACGAACAAGCGCAAAAACTGGTTGATGTTTATGGCTCTAAAATCATGCCTGCTATTCAGAAACAAATCAATGATGGTTGGCAAAAACAGACAGAGCAATGGGCTGAAACTGTTAAAGCAGATAAAGAGCTTGGTTCCGCTGAATCTATCGGTGCGGCACAAAAGGCATTAGATACCTATGGTTCTGATGATTTGAAATTGTATTTAACAGAAACAGGGTTAGGTAATCACCCAGAGATTATTCGGGCTTTTGCCAAGATAGGCAAAGCAATGTCAGAGGACGGTCTTGTCACTGGCAACAGTAACGGCAGTAAAAGTGCTGCTGATGTTTTATTTGGATAACAAAGAGGAAATAACATGCCTGCTTTAACTCTCGTTGATTGGGCTAAACGACAAGGCCCTGACAGCAAGCAAGCGAAGATCGTCGAATTGCTGAATCAGTCTAATGAAATTCTTGATGATATGGTTTTCGTTGAAGGTAATTTACCAACGGGTCACCGTACAACCGTTCGTACTGGTTTACCATCTGCGACATGGCGTTTGCTTAATTATGGTGTACCGCCAAGCAAATCAACCACAGCACAGGTTACTGATGCGATTGGTATGCTTGAAACCTATTCTGAAGTTGATAAAGATCTTGCTAACTTGAACGGGCAAAAGAATGAATTTCTATTGTCTGAATCAATTGCATTCTTAGAGTCAATGAACCAGCAAATGGCTGAAACGGTTATTTATGGTGATGCTACGGTTCATCCTCAGCGCTTTACGGGATTAGCTGCACGCTTTAACGATATGAAAGCAAAGAATGCAGTCAATATCATTGATGCTGGTGGTACTGGCAGTAACTTAACTTCTGTGTGGTTAGTGGTATGGGGTGAAAACACGGTTCACGGTATTTTCCCTAAAGGTTCTAAAGCAGGTTTAGAGCAAAACCATTTAGGTGAAGTTACTTTAGAAGATGAAAACAAAGGTAAATACCAAGGCTTTCGTACTCACTTCCAATGGAAAAATGGTATCTCAGTTCGTGACTGGCGTTATGTTGTCCGTATCGCCAATATTGATTTATCCAAAATTGGTAAAGATCCAGAAAAAGCGGACACACTCGATTTGCCAGACTTGTTTATTCAAGCAATTGAGAAGATCCCTAATCTCTCTATGGGGCGTCCTGTTTTTTATTGTAACCAGCAAATTCGTAGCTGGATGCGTCGTCAAATTAAAAACAGCAAAAACGTCAATATTTCCATGGCAGAAGTTGCCGGTAAGAAAGTTGTTTCATTCGATGAAATTCCTGTTCGCCGTGTTGATGCCATCTTAACGACTGAAGATCAGGTGAAATAAGTTATTGCGGTGTCGTTTAACGGCTCCGCTAACTTTCATTTATTTGGAGATAGTCAAAATGATTTTAGATAAAGAAACGCTTTTTTCACTGGATCAGGCGGTTACTGCATCTGCTGTAAGTAAGCAAATTATCGACTTAACGCCAGTGCATGGTGCATTTCGTGATATCGGTATTGGTGAGCCATTAGAGCTGTTTGCACAAGTGACTGAACAGGCTAAAGCATCAGGTGAAGCGACGGTTCAAATTAAGTTAGAAACCGCGACAGACGATAAATTCTCTGATGCTAAATCTATCTTTGAATCTGTGGCAATACCAATTGCTGATTTAAATGCAGGTAAACGTATTGTGGCGAAAGTACCTCAAGGCGTTTTGAAGTACCTGCGTCTGCAATACGTTGTTGCAGAAGGGCCATTAACGGCGGGTAAGTTCACTGCGGGCATTAACCTAACTGTTGATGCTCATCCTATTTACGATGCTGTAACTCAATAAGGTGTGACATGTCACGATATAAGGTTTTAAAAAAATCATTTATCGCTGGGCGTCTACTTGAAATCGGTGAAGAGGTTGAGTACGACGGTATAGCTGGCGATAACTTAGCGTTAATTGGTGGCGCTGATGCTCGACTTAATACTCATAGTGTGGCTGATGGGGCTGGTGATAATACTGGTGAAGGCGTAAGTAATATTGCTGTAAGCGGTTCAGGTGTGGCGATTGACTCAAGCCTTGATGCGCTTCGTGAGCAATATACCCAGCTATTTGGTAAAGCACCTCATCACAATATGGGCGCAGATAAAATGCGCACCGCAATAGATGAAAAGCGGAAAGAACTAGGGGTTTAACCCCCGATGATAAAGGGGGCGAGAGCCCCTTTTTTATTGGAGATAAATGATATGGCCTCAGAAATTGAAATTTGCAATATTGCATTAAGTCGCATTGGCAATAGTCGTTCGATTAATAGTATGACTGAAGCCAGCAAAGAAGCCGTTCAATGCAACCTTCATTATGCGCAATGTCGTGATAGTGTGCTGGCCGATTTTCCTTGGAACTTTGCGACTAAAAAGGTGGCATTAGCCAATACAAATAATCCCCCGCCTAATTGGGCGTATGCCTATCGCTATCCTAATGATTGCCTAAAAGCCATTGGCATTGTCGAACCTCATCAAAAGTACCGTAGACCAGATACAGCAATCCATTTTCATGTTGGTTCAGATGAAAACGGTACTGGTCGATTAATTTTTACTGATCATCCTAGTGCATGGCTTGAGTATGTTGCACGTATTACTGACGTCAATATGTTTGATGCGTTATTTAAAGATGCGCTTGCATGGCGTTTAGCTGCTGAATTGGCTCGTCCATTGGCATCAAATGCGGGTATTGGTGGTGAAGCACTACAAATTTACCAAGGTGTTATTAAAAGCGCAGCAGCACATTCATTAAGTGAGTCAGCAGAGCCAACTGATTATATGGATGAATTCACACAAGCGAGGTTGTCATAATGCCATTTAGTCTTATTCAACCTAGTTTTTCAGGCGGTGAAATTGCACCAAGCCTATATGGTCGTGTTGATCTTGCGAAGTATTCAACTGCACTGCGCAAGTGCCATAACTTTATTGTTCGTCAATATGGTGGTGTTGAGAATAGACCAGGCACACGATTTATTGCTGAAACAAAGTATCAAAATAAGAAGTCTCGCCTTATTCCTTTCCAATTCAGCACCGTACAAACCTACGCGTTAGAGTTTGGTGATCGTTATATTCGCGTATTTAAAGATGGTGGGCAGGTTCTCTATGCTGATGGTGAACATAAAGGCGAAGTGTTTGAATTATCTACACCTTATAAAGAAGCTGATTTGTTTGATTTGAAGTATACGCAATCAGCCGATGTTATGACGATTGTTCATACTGATTATCCACCAATGGAGTTACAGCGTTACGATCATGATGATTGGAAGTTAGTCTCCGTTGAAACCAAGAACGGCCCCTTTGAAGATATCAATACCGATAAGGCAATGAAAGTTTATGCCAGTGCAAGCACGGGGCAAATTACGTTAACGTCTACGCATGATATTTTTGGTACCGAGCAAATAGGTAAGCAGTTCTATTTAGAGCAACGTGATATTGATGCGGTTCCTGTATGGGAAACAGATAAAACAACCAACCTCAATGATCAACGCCGTGCTGACAGTAACTACTATCGTGCCAATAGTGGCGGTAAAACAGGAACACTAAGACCGTCTCATACTGAAGGAATGAGCTGGGATGGTTGGGGTGGTGATACAGGGATCCAGTGGGAATATTTGCATAGTGGTTTTGGTATCGTAAAAATTGAAACTGTTAGTGAAGATGGCAAAACAGCCACAGGAAAGGTGATCTCTTATATTCCATCCAATGCCGTTGGTGAAGATAATGCAAGCCATAAATGGGCGCGTGCAGTGTGGAATGATATCGATGGTTATCCAAGCACCGTTGTTTATTACCAACAACGTTTATTCTTTGCCGGCTCTCGTGCCTACCCACAAACGATATGGGCCAGTCGTAGCGGTGACTATAAAGACTTTGGGCGCAACAATCCTATTCAAGATGATGATCGCATTGTCTACACGTATGCAGGTCGTCAAGTTAATGAAATTCGCCATTTGATTGATGTCGGTTCGCTGGTGGCATTGACCTCTGGCGGTGAATATCAAATCACGGGTGATCAGAACAAAGTACTTACACCTTCCAGTTTTTCAATGTCATCACAAGGTGCTAACGGCTCAAGTGATTTACCGCCAATCTCTGTTGCGAACATTGCGCTTTACGTACAAGAGAAAGGTAGTGCTGTGCGTGATTTATCGTACTCCTTTGATGTGGATGGGTACCAAGGCACTGACTTAACTATGTTGGCAAATCACCTATTTCAACGTCATCGTATTGTTGATTGGTCATTTACTACGGTTCCATATTCTATAGCATGGTGCATACGTGACGATGGGTTAATGCTGGCTTTAACCTATTTAAGAGAACAGCAAGTTTTTGCATGGGCGCCACAATCGACAGAAGGGAAATTTGAGTCAACGTGTTCGATCAGTGAAGGCAATGAAGATTCAGCCTATTTTATTGTTCAGCGCACAGTAAACGGTAAACAGGTTCGGTATGTAGAGCGCTTGGCTAGCCGTTTATTTACTCGCACAGAAGATGCTTTCTTTGTGGATTCTGGCTTAAGTTATGACGGTAGAAACACCGATGATGTAAAAACAGTAACCATCACTGCTGGAGCGGGTGAGTGGAACTATCAAGAAAACTATCCATTATTGGTTTCAGGCGATCCAGTCTTTAGCGCTTCTGATATCGGTAGTGCCGTCAATATTCCTTATTTTGAAGATAATGAACATAAAGAGCTTCGCTGTAAGATTGTTCAATATATATCTGCAAATCAAGTGGTTATTTCTGCTAATCGCAATATCCCACCAGCATTACAAAATACACCCACTACTGAATGGAGCATAGCCCGCTATCGCTTTGCTGGCTTAAATCATCTTGAAGGTAAGACAGTTAATATTCTTTCTGATGCTAATGTTTCACCGCAGGCCATTGTCACCAATGGTGCAGTGGAAATTGATACGCCATCAGCCGTAGTGCATATCGGATTACCTATTACCAGTGAATTAGAAACACTTGATATCCATATTAATGGGCAAGAAACATTACTTGATAAGAAGAAACTTATTAAGGTTGCCAGCTTAATTGTAAATAGTAGTCGGGGTATTTGGGCTGGTACTGAAAAAGAACGGTTATATGAGTATCCTCAACGTCAATTCGAGTTTTACGACAATCCTGTTGATGATGCCACAGGCATTGTTGAAATTAATTTAGATGCAGATTGGAGCAAAAACGGACGTGTCTTTATTAGACAGGTTGATCCGTTACCGTTAGCGGTGCTCTCTGTTATTCCGCGTATTGATGCTGGTGGTTTCTGATATGAAAAAACATCATGTACAAATTATTCCTGCTACTCATGAACATATTGTTCGTTTATTACCACATGTAAGACAAGCTGATGTTGATGAGTTCTATGCTATGTCAATGCAAACACCTGAGCAGGTATTACGACATGGCTTATCTATTTCTACTAAAGCCTATGCCGGCATTATTAATGATGAAGTCGTGACTATTTTTGGTGTTGCTTCTGGCTCATTACTTACTGGTTTAGGTATCCCTTGGCTAGTGGGGACTGATTTATTAGAGCAACACCAGAAAACCTTTCTACGGCGTTGTAAACCCATCTTAAAACAGATGTTAGGGCAATACCCAACACTGATGAATTATGTCGATGAACGTAATCATATTGCTAAGGCGTGGCTCCATTGGTTGGGGTTTCAGATTGAAGAAGCAAAGCCAGTAGGTTTACTTCAGTTACCTTTCCATCGTTTTACATTGAGGGCTAAATAATGTGTGAACCAACAACATTAGCGGCAGCAGTAATTGGTACTTCTGCGTTGCAAGCATACGGACAATATACCGATGGTAAATTTCAAGCATCAGTGGCTAATCAAAACGCAAAAATTAATGAAGATGCTGCACTTGATGCAATTAATAAAGGCAATGCTCAGGCACAAGAACAGCGTAGACGCACTCGCCAATTAGCGGGTACACAGGCGGCAACAATGTCAGCCAGTGGCATTGATTTAAGCACTGCTGGGGCTTTAGATATTTTAGGTGATACTGCTGCAATGGGTGAGCTTGATGCGTTAACTATGGTTAATAACGCTTCTCGTGAAGCGTATGGCTATCGTATGCAAGCTGAGAATGATCGCCTTAATGCAAAAATGGCAAGACGCTCAGGCAATATGGGTGCAATGACAACGTTATTAACAGCCCCTATTCAAGCTTATGGCGCGTATCAGTTGGCTGGTGGTACATGGAGTCCATTCGGTGGTGGTGGCTCAGGTGCTGCGAAAGCAGGTAAGACATTTTCTAAAGCACCAAAAGGATTTTAATCATGCCAAAGGTACCTACATACGATAATAGAACGGTTATGCCTGAGCAGTTACCAAATAATGGGTTTTCTGTTCAATCATCACCTGATGCTTTTGGCGCTGGCTTTGGTCGTGTTGGTGAGCAATATGTCGGTTTATTTGCAGAAGCAAAACAAAGAGCCAATGTTGCACTGGCGCAAGATGCCGCATTACAGCTACGACAGAAAGCCAACGAACTGATGACCGATCCACAAAATGGATTACTTTCACAGCAAGGTAAGAATGCGATTGGTAAAGCATCTGAGTACGAACAGTCATTTCGTGATTATGCCGGAGAGATATCATCGGCATTACCTGACGATATTGTGCGACAAAGCTTTATGCAACAAGCGCAAGAAATGGGTGTTCAGTTTGCATCACAAGCGAATCGTCATGAGATGGGGCAAATCAAAGCTTATGAACAGGATCAGTTTCAATCAACGCTAACATTAAATGCAGAGTCTGCCGCATCAATGTACGGCGATAATCAAGCTTATATCTCTGCACATAAACAAGTGTTTCAGCAAATAGAAGAGTTTGGATTATCACACGGTTGGGGTGAAGAGCAGATCCTCGCCAAGAAACAAGAATTCAAAGTAGCGACTGCACGTAAAGCGATTGAAAACCAACTCGGTGCTGATTATATGGGGTTCTTGGAGCGAAATGGAGAACCTTCAAGCCTTGGTGGTGCTACCAGAAATAATGCGTTCTATGGTGGTACTGTTGGTAAAGTTAAAGGAATGACCCAACAGGGAAATATTAATTTACTCAATAGGCCAACAGTTAAAAACGAAGACGGCTCAATTAGTACAGTAAGAACGATTTCTATTGGTACCGATGATGGCGAAGTGCTAATACCTACCGTAAGTGACGATGGTAAGCTGTTATCTGATGATGAAGCTATTGCGTTATACGAGCAAACAGGTAAGCACTTAGGGATTTTTGATAACCCTGAAGATGCTACTGCTTACGCTGATAATCTGCATAAACAGCAAGAGAATATGTATACACCTAGTAACGGTGATACAAGAGGTGTTAGAAACAACAACCCAGGTAATATTCGTATATCTAGTAATAAATGGGTAGGGCAAACCGGTGATGATGGTGCATTTGCTAAGTTTGCCACACCTGAGCACGGTATTAGAGCATTAGGTAAAAATCTACTTTCTTATGCTCGACAAGGTTTTGTTACACCAGAGCAGATCATTAATCGCTGGGCACCACCAGAAGATAATAATGATACTCAGGCATACATTGAGTATGTATCTGATTACCTTGGTGTTGCACCTAATCAACCATTAGATTTAACGAATTTAGATACCTTAACGCATTTATCGACAGCGATAATGTATAAGGAAAATGGGCGTAACCGTGTTAATTACACTGATGAGCAGATAGCAACAGGCATACAGTCAGCACTTGGTTTTGTTGAATTACAAGCGACATCAGAAGCACCAAAACTATTAACCGGATCTGCCGCTTTCGATGCCTTAGATGAAGCTGACCAAGCAAAATATTTACGACAAGCAGAACAGCTACGTAAGCAAAAACAAGGTGAGTTACAGCAACAACTTGGTACTCGTGTAGCGGACTCTTACGCAGCATGGGAAAGAGGGCTTGAAGCGCCTAATGCGCCTACTCATGATGAATTAATCTCTGCGTTTGGCTATGACAAAGGTTCAGCCATGTCTGCCGATATGCAAGAAGCTAAACGTTATGCTGGTTTTATGTCAGCAGCTAAAGAGATGTCTCCACAAGCACAGCAAGATTTGTTATCACAAATTAGACCTCAAACGGGTGAAGCAAACTACGAAAGCAAAATTCAACGTTGGGAGAAATTTGGTAAGTTCGTTGAAGGGAACATCAAGGAACAAGATAAACAGTTTGCAGCTAACCGATTACAGCTTTCCATTCAAAATAACTTTCCGCTTGATCCTAACGATAAGAATAATCAGCAGGCAGCAGATGATTACTTTGAAAAACATATTCAGCAGAGCTTTAATTTACGTGATGCTAATAGCTTAAATGCCGTTGCTGAACTTACAGCAAGAACAGGGATTATCCCATCACAAGTTAAGTCTGTATTGAATATGGGGGCAACATCTAAAGATCCTGAAGTTGTTCTTCCTATCGCGAAAATGTATGGGCAGATATTTGATAACAATCCGGCATCAGCTACGGATATTCCATCAAGCACAATGGCGTATTACTCAAAAGTATATAGTTTAAGTCGAGCTGGTATGCCTGATGAGAAAGCGGTAGAAACTGCATTTAAGACGACATTTGAACAAGATGAGCGCACTAAGCAAATGATCGCTTCTCAAATCAGGGATAAAGGATATATCAAGGATAGAGATAAAGCGGCGCAATCTAATATCAATGATTTTTACCCTTGGTATAAACCATTTTCTTCACCAAACGTCAGTAAGCCTGGCACTCAAAATGGTGCTTACTTACGTGACTATCAAACGTTGTATGACGCTAACTTTGCTGAAACAGGCGGTGATGCAGAACTCGCCAAGAAAATGACTAACGCTCAAATTAAAAGAACATGGGCAGTATCAAATATTAATGGCAGTGAAGAAGTTATGCGTTATGCGCCAGAAGCTGTATACGGTATTAATGAATCAGGTGCTGGAAACTGGATCGCCGGCCAATGGGAGGAAGAGAAAAAGCAATTAATGTCTAAGTCATTTGGTGGTGCTTCTTCTAGCACTGAAATCGTTATTGTCTCTGATGCAGTGACACCAAGAGATTACAGCTACGGCATAATGATAAAACAAACCGGTAGTGATGATATCCCTATTTATCGTCCATACACGGGAGATAACGGCTTGCCTATTCGCTTTAAACCAGAACAGTCATCATCACCAATGTACAAAGAGGTAATGGAAAAACGTCAGCAAATCGTTAAGGAAGCACAGAATAAAAGGGAACGAGAAGAAGCATTGGATAAATCACGCTCAGAATTTGATGAACGTCGTCAAAATATCCGTGAGCAATATAAAGAAGCTCACAATGAGCGAGTAAATAAATTCAATAATTATTTTTCTTGGGATAAAAACTGATGCCTATTTACGAACAACAACCTGATGATGTTTTATCTGCGGATATTAATGCTGTTCAGCAACCTGAACCTACTTATGGTGATAATGTTTCACCGTCTTGGTATGACCCTATTAATCCGCTTGATGATAGACGGCAAACTAAAGAATTACGTGATGCGGCGTTTCGTATCGATAACTCAGTGGGTAGTTTGATTGCTACTGCACCTTTTAATCAATTTGAAGATGTAGAAGGCTATAATCCATTTGAAGATGAATTAACGCTTTCAGGCTATGAAGATTATGCTGATTCCTTTATTCATTCAAACTCTCCTCAAGAAACTGCTGCAATAAAACAACGCATTGATCGTGAGCGTAACGATAAGAAAATGTTAGCAGATGCTGGCGGTGCTGGTGTTGTGAGTAGTATTGCTATGGGGGTTATTGATCCAATTAATGTTGCTGCAATGATGATACCAGGTGGTGCAATAGTAAAAGGCGGTAGTGTTGGTGCAACAGCAGGTAAGTTTGCATTGGCAAATACTGCTGGGGGCGTAGCTTCTGAAATGGCATTACATAGTACCCAAGAAACACGAACATTAACTGAAAGTGCAATTAACATTACACTTGATGCCATGATCGGTGGAACCTTAGGGTCAGCCGCACAGTTAGTAAAAAACCGGGGTGAATTGGTAACAAAAGTAAGAAATGATTTAATTGGAGAACAACAATCAGGGCAACAAAATATCTCAAATAATATTCCTGATAATTCTAGTGTTGGTGCAATGGAAGTACCTAACACCACATTAGAACAAGAAACCTTAAAAGGGCCATCATTTATTAATCGTACGATGAATGTTAGCCCTGTTGGCCGTGTTGCTCAATCACCCTCTAAAACAGCACGCCAAATTAACCAACAACTCACAGAAAATAACTTTACCTTTGCTAAAAATGAAGAAGGTATTGCGACATTTACCGCTGTTGAAACAAAAGTGAGAGGTTATGAAACTCTCGTTTATAAACAAGTAGAATCAACGAAAGATCACTTTAAACAGTATCGTCAATCTGGTGGCCGTGATATGAGCTATTACCAATTTAGTGAGGCTGTTGGTGATGCTATGCGCAATGGTGATACTCATGCGATACCACAAGTGGCAGAGGCGGCACGTTCTATTAGACCTATTGTCGAAGCAACTAAAGATAGAATGGTTGAATTAGGGATCTTACGTGAAGGTGTAAAGGTGACAACAGCACAAAGCTACTTCCCTCGTATTTATAAATTCGACAAAATTTTAAATGATCGTACTGAATTTAAGAAAATCATTGCTGACTGGTTAGAAGAGATTAATCAAACCTCGATAAATAAAGCCAAAGGTAGTCTTGATCGTGCTGAAATTGGTATTGATAAAGCACGTAACGCTTCACCACAAGCTGAACGTTTAGGGCTTGAAATTAAAGAGGCTGAGAGTTGGTCAGGTAAAAAATCCTTGTTGATGGATGATATTAATAAATATCAAAAAATCATTAATGAAAAGAATGCGGTAGAAGTTGAGTTAAATTCACTATCTAACCTTGCTAAGCTAAATAAAACGCAAACAAGAAGACAAGCAACATTACAAAGAAAATTACAGCGTATTAATGATGCTGAGAATAAATTACCTGCATTACAACGTAGCGTTGATATTCTTGATAACCCTCGCAAGTTTAGAAATGAACATCGTCGTTTAACACGAACAGCAAATTCATTAACTCGCCATGACAGAATTAGACAGTCCGCATTAAATCGCATGACACCTTTAGAGCGTGAAGAGTTAGATGCGGCTGCAGATGATATCGTTAATAAAATTATTGGTGCTCCGTCTGGCATTGTACCCAGTGAACTGATCCCTGATGGGTTAGTTAAACGTGCTGGTTTTACAAAAGATAGAACGCTTAACATTCCTGATGAACGCATTAAAGATTATCTCGAATCAGATGTTAACTATGTAATGGAAAACTATATTCGCCAAGTTGCGCCTGAAATTGAACTCACGGCGAAATTTGGTCGTGTTGATATGGATAATCAAATCAAAGCGATTACAGAGGAATACAACCAACTTATTGCTGATGCAACCACACCTAAAGAACGTAGCCGATTAGAAGCGAGAAGAGAGGCTGATTTACGTGATATTCGTGCTATGCGTGACCGTCTATTAGGAACCTACGGAGCACCTAAAGATCCCTCTAGTTTTTTTGTTCGTGCTGGTCGTGTGGCTCGTCACGTTAATTTCTTACGTTTATTGGGGGGTATGACAATATCATCGTTACCTGATATGGCTCGTCCGATTATGCAACACGGTTTACGTAGTGCGTTAAAACCATTGGGTAAGATGCTAACTGATATCAGTGCTATGCGCATTGCTAAGGCAGATTTGCGTGAAATGGGTATTGGCCTTGAATATGCATTATCCAGTCGTTCTAAAGTGATTGCTGACCTTAGCGATCCCTATAGCAGACGTAGCTATTTAGAGCGTGGTTTACAGTGGTCATCACAGAAATTTGGTAACTTCACATTAATGAACCAATATACAGACACGATGAAAATGTGGTCTGGGCTTATTACTCAATCTAAGGTACTGAAAGCAGCAAATACTTTAGATGCTGGTGGTTCGTTAAGTAAACGAGAAATAAAGAAACTGGCTCATATAGGTATTGATGAATCAATGCTAAAGCGTATAGCAGATCAGTTTAAACGACACGGGGAAGACTTAGACGGCATGTTAACAGGGCATAGCCATTTGTGGGATGATCGTGTTGTGCGTGAAACTTTCCAAGCGGCAGTATTAAAAGACGTAAGAACCACGGTTATCACGCCGGGCATTGGTGATACACCATTAATGATGAGCAGTGAACTAGGTAAGATTGTGATGCAGTTTAAAACCTTCTTTTTTGCTACTCATAACAGAGCTTTAGTATCAGGCATACAATCAGGTGATGCATCATTTTATTATGGGGCATTACTTCAGGTAGCACTTGGATCCCTAGTCTATGTTCTCAAGGCCAAAATGGCAGGACGAGATATTAATACCGAACCGGCTAATTTAGTAAAAGAGGGTTTAGACTGGTCAGGAATGATGGGCTGGTTAGGTGAGCCTAACAACGTATTGGAAAACCTTAGCGGTGGTACTTATGGTATGAGTGCCATGTTTGGTGGGCCACCAGCATCACGTTATCAAAGTCGCAACGGTATAGGTGCATTGCTAGGGCCTACATTTGACCTTGGCGGTGATATTAAAAACATCACATCAGGTGTATTAAATGGTGAGTTTGATGATAGAGAAGTGCGATCTGTACGCAAACTATTACCTTTCCAAAACTTATTTTATTTGTCACCATTATTAAACCAAGTTGAGGAGCAAGTTAAATAAACATGTATATGAAAATAAAGGAGTTTGGCTAAACTCAAAGTGTTATTTTGCCAAACTCCTTTTATTTATTATCTGTTGATATTTATAGCTGCTTTCTGAGTTTCATCAATAACAGTAATAAGTTCATTTTTAATTTTTTTCAATTTGCATAAATTTATTTTTGAATGTGGTGGGTGTTGATCTTCAATTATGTCTTGATAATTATCTTCATAAGTTTTAATAAATTCATTATATAGAGAATTTAAATCCTCTCTTAAATGATGTAATTCTTGTAAATATATTGAAATAACCATGTTTATTCTATTTATTGTTTTTTGCTCGGAATCTTTTAGCGAAAAATATTCTCTTATTGATTTTTGTATTGTTTTGGCTTCTTCTGGTTCATTTTGAGGGTTATAATGCTTTACTAAATCAAAATTAAATATTATTTCTTTTTTTATTATATCTAAATAAATATAAACCTCTTCTTTTTTCTTTGATAAAAGTAAAAAATTAGAGTATGCATGTGTTTTATTAGTTTGTTTTACCATTCCTTTGTATGTAATTATGCTGGCAGCAACAGATGCTAAGACAACCGTAATTGGTGGCATCCAAATTTTCAACATGCTATCTTCTTTGGAAATATTATTAATAGCACTGATCAAATTTGTCATTAATTCAACAAAAAGCTCTTCATTCATAGAAAGCCTCCATTAGTGTAAATAGAAAATTATATATGTATTAAAATAAGAATGCACCGCTTAAGCGGTGCATTGTTCTCATTTTTTTAATTCAGCTAAAATACATTCCACTAACGGTATTATATTTTTATTGCCTCTCATCTTTTGAATTATAAAGTTTCTCATTGCAATAAGCTCTACAAGTGGAGCTGATACATCATGACCATCGTTTCCCATCTTTGTTAAAAGTGATTCAAGGTTTGATTTTGTAATTAATTTTTCAATCCCTTCATCGGTATTCACTACATCTGGATAGTTAGCTGGTGCAGGGTATTCATACTTCTTTTCCATGGCTAAAGTCCTCACTAATGAAAATAATTACGTAAACTATAATAATGTAAATGCATTAAAATGTTCATCTAATTGGTTAATTTAATTTTCTACTTGATAACCATTATTGCAAATATGGATATATTTTGTAGTTAAACGTATCATATCCTCATTAACACCAGAGGAGATGAGCAATGACGGTATCTACTGAACTAAGCCATGAAGAGTATGTAGGTAATGGCGTAACAACGGATTTTGATTTTCGATTCCGTATCTTTGAAAGCAAGCATTTGATTGTTGTGGTTGCTGACAGTGACGGCAATGAAACTACGTTAAAGAATGGTACTGATTACACTATTGTTGGTGCAGGTTCCTATCATGGCGGTAAGGTGGTTTTAAATAAACCTTTAGCTCAAGGCTGGAAGATATTATTAGAACGCGATTTACCTGTTGTACAAGAAACTGACTTACGCAATCAGGGTAAATTCTTTGCTGAAGTACATGAAGATGCCTTTGATTATTTAACAATGTTAATTCAAAAAGCATTGGGCACTTTCTCTTTAAGCTTACGTAAGCCTACCTATTTATCGAATTACTATGATGCAAAAGGGAATCGCATTGCTAGTTTAGCATCGCCTAAGTTGGGTACTGATGCAGTAAATAAAGACTATGTTGATAACAGTATTAAGGATATTGATAGTAAGACATTAAGGGTAAAGGATAAGGCTATACCAGCATTACCATCTGCTGAACAACGTAGAAATAAACAACTTGGATTTGATAATGAAGGCTATCCTCAATTACTTGATCCTTCTGAAACTGGTTCGCTTGGTTATGTCCTTGTTGATTCTTTTGAAAAAGGTGCAGAAATAACAACTCGCTATCAAGCTCTTCATTTTGAAAATAATGGAGAATATTATCGCTGGGATGGAGATTTGCCAAAAAGTGTTCCTGTTAATTCAAGTCCTGTTAATTCAGGAGGTATTGGGGTAGGTAAGTGGATTAGTGTTGGTGATGCAAGTCTACGAGGTGACCTCGGTGAAATTGTAAAGAAATTCAATAACGTTAACGTCATGAAATCAAAGAATGACTTATCACCAGGGATGTTAGTGGCAACGTTAGGATTTCACTCAAAAAGCAGCGGTGGAGGAGCAACGTATCTTATTGTTTCTCCAAGCGACTACAATGGAACACCTGATGGTTATAGCGATCATTTATTAAATAACGGTAATATTGCTGTATTGCAACTAGATGCCTGCGCTCCAATTTCAAAATTTGGGGCATTATTTGTCAATGATGTAGATTGTGCGCCGTGCTTGCAATCCGCTATAAACAAAACTGCAGGATTAGGAAAGAGCGTTGTTATTGATGGTAATTGCAGACTTGGTAAATCGGTAAATATAAAGTCTGGTACAACTATAAATGCCGATAGTGCGAAAATAAAAGTTGCATCAGGTATAGGTAATTTATTCAATGCAAAAACTAATGGAGCCGGCATAGAATCAGTTAGCATTATTGGTGGTGAATGGACTGAAGATAGTCAGTATGATTCAGGTACAGTTACATTCTGCAACATGCAGGGAGAGTATGGGAGCGGGGAAGGATTTCATGTTTATGTTAACAGGTTTAACTTACAACGCGTAAAATTGTATAATTTTAATTGGTTTTTACAGTCAGACTGGGGAAGATCGTGGAATATAGATAACAGTTTCTTTTATGGTAGAAATGGATTACGTTTGCAGCATAAAAATGTTGAATGTAACATCACGAATAGCATTATTTTTGGAACTAATCCGACATCTTCAGAAACCCGAGGAATATCAATAGGCGAAAGATTATCGTATGCTAATGAAGGTAGGTATCCTGAAGGTATAAAAATTCATAACTGTACAATAGATAATTTTGGTCGAGCGTTGTCAATTCATGAAGTTTTAGACTTGTCAGTAACAGATAACTGGCTAGGCGCTTCAATTGATAGAACAAAATATTGTTTAGTATTTGAAAGAGATTCTGGCAACTTTATGTCTGGGTTGCATTTTAATCACAACACCTACTTTGGTGGAAAAATTGAGTTTACTTCACATTCATCCCCTCCAACTCAAGCATTTATTCAAATGTCAGATGAAATATATCTTACAAGCCAAACATTAGTAATTGGTCGTTCATGGCACGATATTGTAATGTCTGATTGGGTATTTCAGAATACAAGTTCCAATTCAATTGTTGGGATTTCAGGATCAGGTGATAATCAACGATGTCATTTTAAAAACCTAACATTTAAAGGTGCTCATTCTGGATTGATACAGTTGAACTCTAATACTAGTTTTGGTTGTGAGATATCTGATATTTGGTGTGATACTTACGTAGAAGATCCATTTTATACACCTACTCCTACATATATATCCAACTCCATGGGAGGAAAGGCGATAGAAGGAGGCAAGTATAACGGTGGGCAGGTAATATCATTTAAAAAGGCTCAATCCGCAATACAAGGTAATATTATTGTATCTTTTGATGATATAGGATTCCGTATAGGTGCTTTGGTTGAGGTGTCTATTTCAGGTGTATTTAAAAGCTCATTAGATAATGGTGCACTGTTTATAACTGACGAAAATAAATCTTTAGTGTCTTTTGCAAAAGGAACGGGTTGGGATTCTGCATATATTGGATTAACTAACCATAATCAACGAATTGATGCTAAGGTGGTTTTTAAATGTGTTAAGCCTGACTTAACGAGCGTAAAAGTAACATCGTTTACAGGTGATACGGTGGCGTCATTTCATCCAGTAGTTACTTTAAGATATATTTAGAATATAAATGACAACTCACTAACAGGAACATGATAATAAATGAGACTCACTTTAAATATAGGTATGTTCTCCATGTGATTTATTTTTCCTTTTATGGTTTTTTGTTTATCTCATTGGTTATGTAGTATCATGATTACTCATTAATCACTGGTACTACACTCATGCAAGAAGATGTCTACACAAAAGCTGGGATCGGCACTACTGCTTTTCTTGGCTACTTCGCAGGGCTTCCAGCAGAAGTTGTTATGGGTTCACTGTTGGGAGCCATCTTCTTTACCACTGCTGCTACTGAATATAGCTTTAAACGTAGATCGGTATTAGCCTTTTTAAGCTTCGTTTGTGGTCTTATATTCTTTAGCCCCGCAGCAACTATATTTATTTCTGTTACTGGCCTTTTCGGTGTTAAACCGGAGCAATACGAAATCGAACATATCGATGCCGTAGGTGCTTTTGTTTCCGCTTTGCTTGTGGTTAAGTTAAGCGTAAAAGCATACGGAAGGGCTGATATACCGAAACAAGGAGGGCAACAATGAAATGCGAAACATTGCTCACTATTGTTAATGCCATCATCTGTACTGTCATATTTCTACGTGTGTTCTATTTTAAACGTGACGGCAGACAACACTGTAAAAAAGGTGGATGGTTAGCTTTCCTCATTCTTGCTTACTCTTCAAGCGTACCTATTCGCGCTTACTTCGATCCTAATTATCACGCTGATATCTACAACATCTTTGCCAATATCTTGATCTGCACAACGTTGATGGTCAGTAAAGGCAATGTCATCAAGTTTATAAAGGGGTGAATATGTCATTAGTCGATAAACAGAATACGTTTACAGGTATGGTTGCAAAGCTGATCACCTTTGCTCAGCAGAAGGGATATAAACTAACGTTTGGTGAGGCTTATCGTACCGAAGAACAAGCTAAATTAAATGCAAAGAAAGGATCGGGTATTAGTAACAGTCTGCATACTCAACGTTTAGCAGTTGATTTCAACCTATTTGATGCTAACGGAAAATACCTTACAGCCACCAGCGACTATAAAGAACTGGGTGAGTATTGGGAGTCATTAGGTGGAAGTTGGGGTGGGCGTTTTAAAACTCGTCCTGACGGCAATCATTTTTCATTAGAACACAATGGGGTTCGTTAATGAATAAAACCGTCATAGCGCTAATTGCTTTGGCTGTTTCCTTTACCGCTGGCTTTGTTGCTGGCGGTATTTATTTTGATAACCAAGCAATGAATAGACAGATTGCAGGTAATCAATTAGATGAAAAGGATGTGGCCACAAATATTGATCTGCGTAAACAAGCAGACAATGAACAGCAGAATAGGTTGGAGATATATCATGACGCACAACAGCATGATACGATACGCACAGATGCTTTGCTTGATCGTGTTCTTAATCACTTTGACAGGGTGCAGCTCTCAACCGGTACCACGAAAACAGAAGTTGCAAGTACCGATAACACCAATACCTGCCGAATTGAGAAAGCTAAAGCCAGTGAACTTTCTCGACAACTACGAGAAACACTTGAACGATATGGGCGTGAAGCTCAGCGTGCAGATGAAAATACCAGAACACTTAACCTTTGCATTTCAGAGCTGGAAGCAAAGGAAAAACTCCTCAATTCTTACCGATGAAAAAGTAGACAGATTTCATAATGACGGTATCGGTGACGGTGTTAGTGATATCTAATTTAACTATAATTTATATTTATCAGTGAGTTAAATTACTAGAATATAATTGAGTGGGAATAAACTACCGTTTATCAGCAATAGTTGATAAAGGTTAAAAAACCAAGAGCCATCAGTAAGTTACTGGTGGCTTCTAAAATATTATGGCGATAAATAACGAAAAATAATATTTGGTATTATACCTAATAAACTTAATATATTAAAAATAATAGTAATTAAATTCATTAGTATGAATTCTCATTCCTAATAACCGTTCTTAATTCTTTTATAATATCCTCTTCAAACCATATACTATTATAGACAATAATGACATGCTCGATTTTATCCACGAGAACAATTTCAGTTTCAATATTACTCTTATTTAATAATGCTTGTATATGTTGTAAGTGGCGGCGTTTACCTGTAAACCAATTTCTACTAATAGTGAGTAAATTAACGGTGTCGGTATATCCGTATCCTAACCATTGTTTTAAATTAAGTAATGCGATTTTGTTTTCTTTAGAAAAGGTAGGGCGAAGAAGATAAAACTGACGGCCAGCGGCTTTGGCATCGTAGATATCTTGCAGAAAATCCTCGACACTTTCTCCACTGCCAACAGTATCAATTTTACCCGTAAAGGTATCCACTAAATAGGCATTTACACCAACATAACAATGCTCTGGTTGATTATAAATAACATAACGCTCAGAGTTACAACGGATTATCCAAAAGTCTTGCTTAGGCGATAACTCACAAAAAATAAATAGCAAACCGCTCACCACAAGGTGATGAGTGACAATGATTAAGAACGATATCTTGTGCTTGTTGTGAGGTTATCATTTTAATTTATAAACCACCTAATTACACATGGATAAAATGGGAATTTGACTAAGTTTGTATTGGCTTATGTCTGTGTTATAACCATAGAATATTAACGTTGAGATGTAAATTAGTGAAAAAATCACAAATAAGGAGATAAGGACATCATGCATAATGAGATATTAAAAAAATTACCGCAAATAGAACAAGAGCATCAAGTTAAATTACTTTATGTTGCAGAAAGTGGTAGCCGAGCTTGGGGATTTGCCTCAACAGATAGTGATTATGATGTGAGGGGGATTTTTATACGCCCTCGCAATGCCTATCTTTCTATCGATAAACCTAAAGAAACCTTTGAATGGATAGAAAACAGTTGGTTTGATGTTGGTGCTTGGGATATTACTAAGGCACTGCATTTATTACGTAAATCGAACTGTATATTATTAGAGTGGCTCCAATCACCGATAATTTATCAACAATATCCTAATGCCCAAAAGGAATTGTTTGAGCTTGCAAAACTCTATTATCAACCCAAAGTGATTGTTCACCATTACCGAGGAATCGCTAAAGTTGTAAGTGGATATTCTCCTGAAAATAACTCAAAGAGTGAGATTAGTGTAGCGCCAATAAAATTAAAAAAATGGTTCTATATGCTGCGTTCTCTTTTATCCGCTTATTGGACAGTAAAAACGGGTGATATTCCACCTATGGAATTGGATAAGCTGATAAAAATTTTAACTGTTGAAGAACAAAAAGCCATCAAAGAGCTAGTAGAATTTAAATCAGATAAAAATGAGCATTTTACTTGGATCCCAACAGATGCGATGCAATATTTAGTGATTTCTTTATGGCAAGAGACAAATGTTCAATTAGCAAAAAGAACAGTGCCAGATAATGATATTTTAAATAATTGGTTTAGGAAGAAATTAGATGAAACTGACCATTGAAGATATAAAGCCTTACCTTTTATTTGAAAGTATCTCTGGAAGTCGTTCTCATAACCTTGCGACGGAAACATCAGATACGGATATTAAAGGCATATTTTATCTCCCTAAAGATCTTTTTTATGGGTTGGAATACACACCGCAAGTCAGTAATGAAACCAATGATATCGTTTATTATGAACTAGGACGATTTATAGAACTATTGTGTGCATCTAATCCTAATATTTTAGAGCTACTTAATTCACCTGAACATGTGGTTATTTATAGACACCCTTTAATGTCATTAATAAAGCCAGAGTGGTTTTTGTCTAAAACATGTATTCAAACATTTGTGCACTATGCGCAAGGCCAAATTAAAAAAGCTCAGGGACTAAATAAAAAAATAGTAAATCCAATTGAAAAAACATTAAAAACTATTCTCGACTTTTGTTATGTGATTGAAGACGGAAAAACAATTTTAATCAATACTTGGTTAGAGAATCGACATTGGAAACAAGAACATATTGGATTAACAAAACTTGCCCATGCTCAAGATATTTATGCAATTTATTATGATGATAAAGCGAATTATCAAGGAATAATAAAAAAAGAAAGTGCTAATGATGTACTGCTAAGCAGTATTTCTAAAATAGAAAAACTAGAAGGTTATCTTAGTTTTAATAAAGAAGGTTATAGCGCATATCGAAAACAATATCATGAATATTGGCAGTGGGTTGAGCAGCGTAATAATGTTCGTTACCAACAAAATATCGATCATGGGCGAAGTTACGACAGTAAAAATATGATGCATACCTTTAGATTACTCTATATTGCATTGGGGATCGCACAAGAAGGGAAAGTAAAGGTTTGGTGTGATAATCGAGATGAGTTATTAGCAATTAAAGCCGGTCAGTTTAGTTATGATGAATTATTAGAGCGTAGTAAAACTCTTATCAAGAATATTGAGAATACATTTCAACTAAGCACATTGCCTGATGAAATTGATCCTTCAATCGCGGAGGTTGCACTTATAAATATAAGAAAAGAGCTTTATAAATAG